CATCACTCATATTGATTACATCTTTAGGATTAACAAAAGCCATCTTTGCCAGTTCCATCAAGACCCTGTCAGCACTGATTCCCGTTCTTCTTGACCGTTCAGCCATTGCCATTTCTATTGCATTTTTAATGTCATGTTTTGACATGTTCTCATCAGCAATTTGTCTTGCACTTGCTGGAGAATAACCTGCTCTGATTGCAGCTTGTGTTGCGTTCAGATCAATCAAATATTCTTCTACAAAAAGCTTTTGCTTTTTAGTCATTCCACAACACCCCGCTTTTGTTGCAATAAAAAAGCACCCTTTTTAGGCGCTTAGTTTTTTGTCCGTGTATCAAGGCTTTAGTATTTTTATTTTGCATTTTGTATTTACTAAATCCGCATGTTGCCCATCCTGTACAGATGTATCACTTACCTCTGATATTTTGATCCAAACAGATTTGAAATTTCCTAACTGCATTTCACATTTATCCGCATATTCCAAAGCTTTTAAAGAACTATATTTTCCGTTAGGTAACTTCATAATGACATTGTAATCTTCGTTTGTACTTAGGTTTATCTCTTCATCACAATACAGCCGCCCTTTTAAGCTACCGTTAATTGTTACGAAAGGACTCCTTCTCCCATCAACCTTACATATACCTTCATTTTCCATACAAACTCACCCCCTCTCACCTTTACAATTCGACACAATATTTCAAGTTCCTACCTTTTGTCGAAAAATAGTTTAGGGCACCAGCTTTCGCCAATGCCCAATAGGAGGTGTTGTTAAATTTTACACTTCTAACTAATACCATTGTACTATATTGAAAACGGACATGCAGGACATTTGGAAAAAATATTTAAAATCTTTCAAAATTTTTCCTAACGCTTTCACCTGTTGTATTCCCACCCATTCTATCAGCCACCGCATTCCATGAAAGCTTATCTATGAACCTGTATCTGATAATCCTTCTCATGCGACAA